TGGTTTCGGCCAGGGACAACAAGGTCCTTTGCGACCGTATCTCCGTAATACCCAGGTCTTCCAGCACCTCAATGGCGCTCTTGCCGTTGCGTTCCGCGTCATTCAGGCCTTCCACAAACACAGCCAAAGCGCCTGCCGCGTCCTCTTCCCAGGCGCGCTTGAACTGATCGCCCGTCATATTGGCGACACGCGCAAACTCCTTGAGGTCCTTCTCGGTCTTGACGGCCTTGTCCAATTCCTGGATCACACGGGAAATGCTGGTAGCGCCGGCCTGCGCTTCAATGCCCACAGAGCTGATCGCCGTGGAAATGCCCAGGATGTCAGCCTCACTCATGCCGACAATGCTGCCGCTCGCGGCGATGCCCTGCGACATGTTGAGTACTTTCTGCTCGGTTGTCGCGAAGTTGTTGCCCAGGTCCACAATGGCCGACGCCATATTTTCATACTGCGACGGATCCATCTGGGTGATGTTGGCAAACTGCGCGGACATCATCGCGGCTTCCTCAGCGGTCATGGTCGTGCTCGTCTGCAGATCCGCCATGGTTTTAGAAAAAGAAACCAGTCGATCTTCCGCGATGCCCAATTGTCCCGCCACTTCGGCGATGTTTGCAAACTCAATGGCCGTAACGGGCGTGGTCCGGCTCAGGTCCATAAACGTGTCGGCAATGTCCGCCAGTTGGCGTTCGCTCAGATCGCTCGTTTTGGCCACGCCCGCCATCGCGCTTTCAAACGCAATAGCCTCGTCCACGCATTCCTTCATCGCGTCAGCCACGGCCTTGAATGCCACTACCAGGCCCGCTGCTACCAATGCCTGCCCGATTGCCTGCACGCCCTGTGCGCCGGCTTCGCCCATCTCTTCCGACGCCTCTGCCACTTCTTCCTGCTTGGCCTTCAAGATCTCAATATTGCCGGACAGTTTCGTGCTGGCACCGGCCAGGTTGTCCGTGTCCACCCCCGCATCGCGCAGGGATTTCCCCATCTGATCCAGCTTGTCCGTCTGGCCTTTGAGGGAATTACTCGTTTTATCGATCTGGTTCTGCTTGTCAATCAGCTTGTTTTTCATCGCAGCTGATTCATTGCCCGTCTCACGCATTTCCTGCTGGATGTTATCGTATTGCGTTTTCAGGTTTTCCAGCTTCTTGCGTGTTGCTTCCGCAGCGCCCTGCTGCTTGGTGTAGGAGGATATATCGTTCTGGGTCTTGTTCAGCTGCTGGATCTTGTTCTGCAGATCCACCACCGGGCCTCCGGCTTTGGCAAAGCTGCTGTTGTATGCCCCGCCCAATTCCGCATTGAGCTTGAATAATGTTTCATATTCTTTGCGGCTTGCCACGATAATTCCTCCTCACCTATGTTGTTCTTCATCCACCAGAATATTGCTGGCCTTGATCCATCCGTGCAAGTCGCGCAGTGTCAAGCCCAGCCAGTAGCCCACCGGCGTGTTGTTCACTTTGGCCATAACCAGGCAATGCCTGCGCACCAGCAACACGCCGTCGTTGTCGGCTACTCCGACTTGAGCAAAAAACTCCGCCCGGCACTCCTTGCTTTGTTGAAGTAGTACAGCGGCAGGCGCTCAAACCCGTCCACTCCGATGGGCTGCCGGCAAGCCTTGCTGATCATGCGCATAATGAAGTCTGTCGAGAATGCCGGTGTTATCAGCATCTTCCCCAGCTTTTGCATTTCGTTCTCAATGTCGACGGCGTCCTTGCCTGTCAGGGCGTCAAAGTCGAACTGCAGCTCATCGTAGTCTTTCCCGTCATAAGAAAACCGGAACGGCTTTTTAAACGTCAGTTTGTAATCGCCACTATCGCTCTCGGCGGCTTCCTGCTCCGCAACGTCGAGTTCTTTATCGAGTTCCTTGTCGATCTCCTTGCTCATAAGAGCTCCTTTCTAATAGGCGCCCGGGAGGATTCCCCCGGGCGCCGCGCTTATTTCACTATTGCCTATTTGCCCAAGGCCGCTTTGACGGCGGCCAGGTAGTCCACGTCGCCAATGTTGCAGATGTAGTTCCAAGGGTCGATTTCCCACAGCTTCACGCCGTTCTTGTAACCGGCGTAATAGTACACTGCGTATTCTCCGCTCGCGTCCGCACCGCTCGCCGGCGCCACGCTGCCAAACTTGGAGGACTTGGGAATGATGACCAGCACAAACTTGTCCGCGTCAATGCCTGCGGCCGCGCGCACGGTGTCCCAATTTTGCTCAGCCACACGCAGGTCAATGTTGTGCTTAACGGGCTTGAGCAAAGACACGGCTGCGCCGGTGGCGCTGCGGAACTCCATGCCCAGGCTCATCACATCCACCATGCCCTGCAGGACAGCTTCCACGTTGCCCGCGATGCCCGCGCCCGAGATGGACTGGGTGATGTAATTGATATCGGGCAGCGTCACCTTGGCAACGCCCAGGAGATCCTTGCTGTCTTCATACACTGAAAAGTCAATGTATGCTTCCGGATGCTTCATGTTGTTTCCTCCTTACTGCGCAAACGCAGCTTCGACATAGGCCGCGTCATATTCAAGCGCAAAATCAATTTCCTGCGCCGGGGACGGAGGCGTGATGTATACGTGCAGTTTGATGATGCCCGCCATCAAGCTGGTCAAAGGATTTTCATCCTCCAGCATCACGCAGCGCGCGCCCAGAAGATACCCCGAGCCCACCAGGCCATTAAGCCAGATGTTGCAGGTGTCCAGGATGCTGTCCACCAGCCGGCGGTTCATCGGCATGTCGATTCGGCTCCAGAACGTCTGGATCAGCGTATTGGCTACCCAGTCGAACATGCGCGAAACGGGAATGAACATGTCCTTCACGTCCGTGCTGCCGGGATAGCAGGCGGTGTAATTGCCCCAAGCCTTCCATCCGCCCATGAAATTGAGCGCCGTCAACACACCCTGCGCGTTAAGCGTATTGGCCTGGTCCAGCGTCAGGTTGATTTCTGCGCCCGCCGCGTCCACCATACCGTCGCACTTGAGGGCCTTGTTGGACGGCGACACGTACGGCGCACCGTTCTCCGCGTCGATCGATGCCATCAGCCCCGCCAACAGCGTGGAGAAATGATAGGTCTTCCCACCAAAGGTAAGCAACGGCCAGCATAGGATCTGGTTTTCGTCCACCAATGCCTGTGCGTTCTTGTATGTCAGCACATCGGAGTACGCGGCCGCTTTGCCGGAGTCCGTGGGAATGTCAATGAGCGCTTTCGCCCGGAACATGCCGTTAATGGCGGCAGCTTTTGCGGCCATGACGGCGGCAACAGCCGTGTCCTCGGAAAAGCCCGGCGCACAGATAAGATCAGGCACCATGCCCAGGGTGGTAGTGCACAGCTCGATCTTCTCCATGCCCGCAGCGACGGCCGCAGCATCAACGGCTGCCGGGTTCACCTTGTTGTAGGCGACGTTGAGCTTGGTGGCCGCATACGCGTCACCACCCACCAGCAGCACCACGTAGCAGTCCGTGTCGTCGTAAAGGACGTCATAGTCCTCACCCTTGACATACGCTGTGCCGGTTCCGGTTTCGGGTTTGACGATCAGCGTCGCGTCATTGATGGCGCCAAAGTCGATCTTGACTTTGTGGTCCACCACAGCGATGTCCGCGGCCCCTACGGCGGTATTGTGCGTGACCGGGTCCAGCAGGTTCACAAAGATGACCGGCTGGACGTTGTTAAGCAGGAAGTGCGCGAACATGAACTCGCTCAAATTGTACTTGGTCCAGTCTTCGGCATAGCCGAACTTTTCTTTCGCTTCGGCCCAGCCGTAGATCAGCACGGGTACACCCACTTTGGCAGGCTTCGCCGCGCGCTGAATGGGGGACGTGCCAATCACGAAGGGCACCCCCGATGCCGCGGTCACCGGGATGCCGACACTGGTCGGCTGTTCGGTTACAAATACACCATGTTCTGCCATGTTTTCCTCCTCATCAGGCCTTATTGGCCAGTCTTGCATAGATCTCGTGCAGATAGGTACCCGGCTGCTTTATCTCAATGCGCGCCTGTGCCAGCCTTTCGACGGGAATGATCAGGCGTTTGATTTCCGGGTACTTCTCCTGGGCGCTCTCAAGGAGCGTTGCGTCCGCTTCCTGCACGATGTGGTTCTTTTGAACGATGCCGCGAATGCCGGGGCCAATGTACATCTTAAGCCCTTGCTTCACAGACTTCACAGGCTTAGCCCACTTGACGGTCTTTTTCAGCTCCGTCTTTTTGATGTCTTCTTTCATTTCCAAATCTCCTGTACCTCCCTTTGTACACGGGGCAACACCCAGGTGCTCACCAGTTCGCCCAAAAAGAACGGGTCCGTTTCGTCCGGATAAATGAGCGTTTCCAGCCCTTCATCCAGGTCCAGACAATACTGTCCGTCCAGCCATGGGTCTGTCAGCAGCCCTATGCGCATCCGTTCGATGAGCGTCATCAGTGCCAGAGAGCCTTCTTCGCTGTTATCGTTGTAAACACAACAAATACTGCGCACCACTGCGCGGGCTTCCATTCTCTGGCCTGCGCTTTGTCGGTCCTGCCCGGTGATCATCTGGTGAATCACATAGGGGGCTTTGTCGGTATTCATGGTTTTCTCCGGCAGCCTCATCAAATGCGTTTCCGGCGCACGGTATTTTTGCTCCGCATCGCCCTTCTGCATTTTTACGGGCAGGATGAGGTCTTTATACGCGTCCTCCGAAAACGTCTTGAGCGCGCGCAACAGTTCTACTCGGTTCATATCAACCTCACCATCTGTTCAGTATCCGGGTGATCTCATGCTCAATGCGCTTGTCGTAGGTTTCCTGGATGACTTTATGCATCTCGTCCACGACAGTCTCATTTTGCATCATATGCGCAGTACTGGGTCCATACTTGCTTTCCAACGGAGTACGGTACTTCCCCAGCCGTTCCAGTGCCTTAAGCCGTCCGCCCAGCCGCGCTGTAAAGGCGTGATTCAGTGTTCCGCCGCCGCCCTTCCTCAGCACCTGAGCGCGCAGCAAGTGGTGTTTCCCATACACTGTATTGAACTGCAGCAGGGGAAGAACGCTGCCGGCAAACGATATATTCAGGGCCGTTTGACTGCTTACCGTTTTTTGTTTTGTGGCGGACATGAACGTGCCTTTGTTGATCGTGTACTCCGCGGCGGCCAGTTGCCCGGCTTTTGTTTTGGCCGCTTCGCCTGCGCGCTTCATTGCGTTGTAATTAGCGTTTCGTACGTCGCTGGCAACGCCCCCGAGGATCTTGGTCACGCGTTCCAGACTGACACCGGTACTGGTTACCCGCACGCTCATTCGTCTATCGCCTCCAGTTCCAGTGTTACCATTCCTTCGTCACATCCGGACGATACGACGTAATAAGTGCGGTAATACTCCGGCGCGTCCGCGTCGGTAATTTCTATTCGCGTGCCATGCTCCGGAAGGATGAAATCAGACAGCGCACAGTACAGTGTCGCCTGAGATTCATACAAACCTTCCGCATGGTCGCGCAGCGTGTTCTTCGCCGGTCGGTCCAGCTGCCGGACTTTTTCCATCACCACGGGGATTTCATAAATGGTGTTCTCATACCTGACGTTGCGCGTTTCCGCGAACTCCGACGTATTCAGGAACACCGCTTTGTTGTCCAGCTGCAGCCTGCTTTTGAAGCTCATAAAGGCATCTCCGCCTCAAAGGTCGGAGCTTCCTCAAAAAAACAATCCAGCCGCTTGA